CGAGGGACTAAATAATACAATTAAGGTCCATAAGAAGTGGGTCCAATATTTCTACTGGAATGTCACGAGGACAAAAACATTCGAAGACCCGAAGTTTCCCACTGGGGGATGGAAGGCTCACGGAGATACGGGTGTCCTAGGTCCCTTTGGGATAGCTTGGATGGATTCAGTTCTTGAGAACGGAATTCAAAGTAAAGAGCAAACTACAAGGTTAGCTCACCTCATTAACACCAGAGGAACTCCTCCTCCTGACAAGGAAGAGGAGAAAATCTCACGTATGAAACACACCGAAAATCTGACTGCTGGACCGGTTAACCCCTCTGAAGAGTGGTTAGAACAGGTCGTTAAGGCAGCAGAGATTGTCGGGACCATCGCTAGGTCTAGAGAAGCAGTTGACTTTAAAGGTCAACCACCTAACTATGAACATGTTTCAGTTACAAACTCGTCGTCTTTCTTCTCTTCGAGAAGTGAAGGCGGGAGGGCTCAAGAGTGTGCCGAACAGCTCATGCTGTGGGCTTGTCACAGGCCGGAAAAGACAAGCGTGCGTATGGGATACTTAGGTATACCATTTCTCGAGATTCAAGGTGTACCGAGGTGGAGAACAGTACACGTCTCGAAGATAGTGCCTTCAGACGAAGAACTACCTGATGATGGATACGGCCGAAACATCCCTGAGGACGAATTTAACGTCGGACTTAAGTATGGATTCCATCAATTCTCAGGTTACCAGCTAATCGAATGTGCATTCGATTTCCTTAAAGCTAATAACTTCATGAACGAAGACGGTGAGGTCTTAAGACCTTTACCCATCAAACGTTCCGTAATACGCGAGCCAGGCCTAAAGGCCAGAATGGTTACCATTGATCTATGGGCGGTTACAGTTTTACTGCAACCGTATTCCCATATGACCGCTCGAATAATGAAAAATCATCCGTTTGCTCGGGCAGGCCTTGCGGCTAGTGCCCAAACTTGGGAGTGGATGAAGGGATTTGGTGCTGTTGGTGAAGGCTGGACCATCCAAAAGCAGAATCTCTTCAAAAATCTCGCTTTGTTGACGAGCGACCTCGAAGAGGCCACCGATCACTGCGATCATCAGATTACAGAACAGAGTCTCAACGGTTTTCACCGTGGAGCAGAAACGGATTCAGTTTACACTCGACGATCGGCTCACCTTCTGGTGTCGCCGGTTGAGTTTAACGAAAATGACTACGATAATCGTAAGCCACCGTCCCTGAGAGTCTCAGATAGAGCTGTGCTCATGGGGAGACCCGGTTGCAAAGGTGCTTTAGA